CTAGGTAGTGGGCGCCGAAGCGAGAGGGGAAGCGCCCACGGCAATTATTTATGAGCGATGTAGTTAAAAAACCTATTACGTATGAGGATTGGATAGATCTGGGACGGGTGATCATACCCTGCGATACAAAACAGGCAGTGGTAGAAAAATGGTCCGACCCTGATTTTAAAATTACGAAAGAAGAATGGAAAATAGAACACTCAACAAAACAAATAGGACTTAGATTAGATCAATATATAGATTTTGATATTGATAATCCGGTTGTTAAAAGATTTACAAGTGATCACATAAAATCATGTAGCGCAATATTTGGTAGAAGAAATAATCCATCAAGTCATTATCTTTGGTCTGGAACATCAGACTATAAAAAATTTGCATTACCAAAAGAATTAGAATCTTACTATAAAGATTATGGACACGGTGCAACACTGTGTGAAATAAGACATGGTGCAAATAAATACACGTTAGTGCCAGAAACAAAATACCATACAACAAACGAAGTTGTTAAATGGGTTAAGTATGAAGGTATCGATGAGTACCCAGGTAATCTTAAAGTTGATCTTGGCAAAATTGCTTTATCGGCAGCATTGTGTATTACCTATGCAGGGTCCGGTCAAAGAGACGATTACTGCACAGCTGTAGCTGGTGTATTGTTAAAACATACGGAATGGAACTCAGATGATATAGATAATTTTGTTTATAAGATTGCAGTTGCAGCAAAAGATGAAGAGTCAGAAAAAAGAAAGAAAAAAGGAACTACGCACAAAAAAGCAAACAGAAAGTTTGGTATGCCAAAACTTGCAGAGATTATTGGGTGCTCTACAAAAACAATAGCAACTATATTTAGTTGGATTGGTGTGCAAGAAGCTACAAGCGAAGAAGCAAAACAATCTATTGGGCAGATAATAGAATATGGTAGTGATAGATATTTTGTAAAAATAAATGCTGTGGTGCAGGGTGAGGCCGTTGAAAAAACAATTACAGTAGACGGTCCCACACTTAGAAACAAAAAATTATTTTACGATGCTGTAATTAGTAAAGCCTCTGTGTGGATACCAGAAATGAAGGTTGCAGATTTTGAAGAAATTATGCGTAGGAAGTATGAAGCAAGAGAAAAATCAACGGACTATGTAGAAGAAGCAGAAGAAGATTTAAGATTTGTAAAACACTTTAAAAATTATATTGCAGAAGAAAAAGCATATACAAACAGAAAAGAGTTGGCAAACTTTGGTTTGCCATATTACAACATGGAAAGAAACATATTAGAATTTAATTTAGATAAATTTGAGGATTACTTACATAAACAAAAAGTAAATTTACCAAGAGTGGATCTAGTAATTAAATGTCAAAACATATTAAAAGCAAAAAAGAAACGTGGTAAATTTGGTAATAAGTCTTGCGTGTCATGGCGTATGACAAATCAAAATATAGATAAAGATGATTTAATTATAGACGGTGAATACAAGGAGATAACAAATGAAACAGCCTAAATTTATATCTGGACCACCAGGCACAGGTAAGACATCAATATTTATTACAAATAAATACAAACAACTACTAGAAAAATATTCTTACAATAAGATAATAATACTATCACACACAAATGTTGCAGCAGATGAAATAAGAGATGAGATATTAAAACTACCAGAAATGCAAGGTGTAACAAAGAAAGCTATGAAATATAAAATTTCTACAATTCATTCGTATTGTAAAAGCAGGTTGGTAGGTAGAAAAGAAGTTTTAAGTTATGAAGACCATAAAAACTTATGCACAATAGAAACTTTATTTAAATTGCAAGCAGTGAATGAATCTGAATTTAATGCAGACAAACATAAATTTTATAGATATCTAGCAGATGCACATGGCAGAGGTCATACTATAAAAGAACATTGGAAAGTTTGTGATAAAGAAATCTACAAACCATATAGTTTAAACTCAATAGAAGAAATGGTTGAACATTATGTAAAATATAAAAACGATAATCATGTTTGTGACTATGCTGACATGATACAAGATTTTATAGACAAAGCTGTAGAGCCAGACATAGATGCACTAATAGTAGACGAGGCACAAGATAGTAACGTTCCTCAAAGAAAAGCTTTAAATAAAATGGCAACAAAAACAAAAGAATATTATTTTGTTGGTGATGCCGATCAGACCATCTTTGAGTTTGCAGGATCAGATGCAGATTATTATCACAAGCTATCAAGAGATGCAGAACAATTGGATCAGGGACATAGATGTGGCAAGACAATAAATACTATTTGTAAAAGAATAATACGACCAATATGGGAACACTATGGATATGAAAGAACATGGAAACCAACAGACATAGTAGGCAATCATTATTATCTACCTAGTTTAAATAAAAAATGTAGTGCTATGGAAACTTTGCTAGATAAAATAAGAAATACTAATGAAACTTTTTTATTTACTTACCGGGGCACACCATCAGATTCATGGGTCAAAAAATTTTTCAAGCAACATGGTATAGAGTTTGCACATGTAGGAAACACGGCCCACGTACCAAAGAAAGAAATAAGATGCCACAAGTTATGGCCAAAATTTGTTAAGGGTGCTCTTCTACCTTTAAAACAAATAAAAGATTTTTGGCAATACATGAGTAGCAAAGTAATAGTGCATGGTAAAGGTGAAGAAACTTTTGAAGAGTGGGTAGATAGAGAGTACAATATAGATTATTTAATAACTAATAAATATTTAAAACAAAATGCAAAAGATGAATTAGATTTTGCTCTGATAAGAAAGAAAACAGATCAAGATAGAATTTTATATATTAAAAAAATATTAGAAAAAGGTTTTAACCCGGAAGATGATGTAAGAGTTAAATATGCAAACATACATACTGTAAAAGGTCTAACGTTTGACAATGTTGTTGTTGATTTAACTTCAACAAGAATAGAAAATTATTTTACACAGCTTAGGTTAAAATATGTTGCGTACAGTCGAGGCAAGTTTGATTGTTGGACTATAGCATCACAAGGTAAATACACGTTAGGAATAAGGTGAAGGCAAGAATGGATTTACTAGCAATAACAATGTTTACATGTTTGTGGATTTATTTACATTTAATAACATAAAGGAGTAAGATGACAAATAAAGAAATGTTTAAAGGAGTGGTTTACAAGTCACTAGAGGAGCAGGTGGGTGGCAAACACTATCGCAGTATGAAGATTCAACCTGCGCAGTTTATCAACGAAAATAAACTCTTGTTTGCGGAGGGCAATGCTATAAAATATATTTGCAGGCATTCTATGAAGGGAAAGCGACAAGATATAGAAAAGGCAATACACTATTTAGAAATGATATTGGAGAGAGATTATAATGTGTAACACACCAGAAGATTTAAATTTAGATGGTATTGATACAGTTGCAATAGATATAGAAACATACGATCCAAATCTTAAAACAAAAGGATCTGGAGCTGTAAGAAACGACGGCTTTGTCTGTGGTATTGCAGTTGCAACAGAAAATGATCTTGCATATTTTCCCTTACGTCATTCTGATACTGACATAGACTATCAAAGAATAGATAGAATATGGCAGGTTTTAAGTGATAAAATATTTCAAAACGATAAGATTACAAAGGTATTTCATAATGCCATGTATGATGTCTGTTGGATAAGAGCTGTTACAGGTATGATGATGAAAGGTAGAATTGTTGACACCATGATTGCTGCTTCTGTTGTTGATGAAAATAGATTTAGATACTCACTTGATGCATTATCAAAAGATTATCTTAATGAAGAAAAATACAAATACGATTTACAACAAAAAACTTTAGAATGGTCTGGTGGTACAGTTAAGGACCCAATGACTAATATGCATAAACTACCTGCATCAATAGTAAAAGAGTATGCAAAACAAGATGTAAACTTAACTTACAAATTATGGAAATTATTTGATAAAAAAATTGACGAAGTATTATACACTAAAGATGATGGAGAGCAAAAAACTTGTAGACAAATATTTGAATTAGAAACAAAATTATTTTTATGTTTGGTTGACATGAAATTTAAAGGAGTTAAAATAGATCGGTCAAAAGCTATCCTGTTTGGAAGACATCTCAAAAAACGTAGAGACCAGATAATAAATGCAATAGAAAGTATTACAACTATAAGAGTTGACATCTGGGCTGCAGCATCAATTAAAAAATTATTAGATCACCTGCACATCAAAGACTACAAGGTCACTCCTAAATCTAAGATGCCACAACTACCTAAAGATTATCTTAGAACACACAATAACAAATGTCTGCGTATGATTGCAAAGGCAAGAGAATATGACAAGGCAGTTAATACTTTTATAGATGGACTATTAGAATATGTACACGAAGGTAGAATACATGCAGATATAAATCAAATAAGATCAGATTCAGGTGGTACTGTTACCGGCAGGTTTAGTATGTCTAATCCTAATCTACAACAGATACCGGCTAAAGGTTATATTGGTACAAAAATGAGAGAACTATTTATACCAGAAGAAGGGTGTAAATGGGGTAGCTTTGACTACTCACAACAAGAACCACGTATTGTAGTACACTATGCAATCAAACTAGGTCTACCGGGCACAGAGAGCCTCGAAGAGCAATTTGATAGGGATGATGCAGATTTTCATCAGATAGTCGCTGACATGGCTAATATCTCCAGGAAACAGGCAAAAACAATCAACCTAGGTCTTTTCTATGGTATGGGTAAGATTAAACTACAGAAGGAATTAGGACTGGACCAGCGTCAAGCCAAAGAACTATTTAACGAGTATCATGGAAGAGTGCCTTTTGTACGTCAGCTATCACAGGAGCTTATAGCGTTTGCTAAAGAAAATAAATTACTATTCACACTGTATGATAGATTTTGTAGATTTAATAAGTGGGAGACAACAAACAAAGAATGGAATCCTGAAATAAATAGATTTAATGAAGTACCTTTGTATACCGAAGAACAGGCACGAGAAGCTTTTAAAGCTGAGATGTTAGATAAATATAAGGAGAACAAAATAGATGCAAACTATATGGACTATTTTGAGAGATACTACACACCTGCATTCACATACAAAGCATTGAACAGATTGATACAAGGGTCCGCTGCAGATATGACAAAGAAGGCCATGGTGGATCTACATGAAAAAGGTATAGTACCACATATACAAATACACGATGAGCTTTGTTTTTCGACCACGGACCACGAAGCAGAGCTGATCAAAACAACAATGGAGAATGCTATCCCATTAGAAGTCAAGAACAAAGTTGACTATGAATCTGGATTAAACTGGGGTACAATAAAGTGAGGAAAAATTATGGCATACTTAAATGCAAACATACCAGTAGAGTACGCACAAATAAGAAGAGAATATTTATATGACCTTAAAAAACATCATGGCGAAGTTGAAGACTGTGTTATCTTTGGTGTTTCATGTATTACAGGACGTGCTTTACTATTCCATGCTCTTATGGAAAACGGTGCAATATTTTATCGCTTACCAATTAGCGCGTTTATTCAAAGAGGATTTAGAATCACCGACGTGCCCAAGCGACGCCTTGATGAACTACAGCTCTGGAATTCTTTTAGTTATTATCCTGCTGTTACTAGTTGGGATATTTTAGAGTCACAAGCAGGTAAATACATAGGCAAAGATAAAAAATGGCACTATGGTAAATACTTATTTACTGTTGACTTTGCACACCCAGAACCTAATATACTAGACACTGATCATTCTGAGATCCCGCACGAACACAAGTGCGCGCACGTACTTGCATTAAATGATGGCAATTACGCAGCTCAACCAAACAACAGGTTAATTTGGGATATACCTTCTTTCACGGTAAAAGACCAAGTGCCTGATTGGAAGGTACAAACTAACTACTGGAACGTAGAAGATACACAGAAGTGGCGAACGGAAGACACTGATAATTTTTTCTACGAGATGGAGGAAAAGAAAAATGATTAAGAAAATTAAAGCTAAAATAAAAAGCTGGTTGGATTGGTACGTAACTTGGCTTTTTAGTTGGCAAGACAAGAAGAAAAAATGAATAAGAAACCATTAAATATATCAGAAGAAGCAGCCGTCCAAATGCCAATGAAGACGGTTGCTTCGCTGATTATAATCGTTGCCCTTGGCACTATGGGCTACTTCCAGATTGTAGAAAGATTAAATGTTGCAGACACTAGACTACAACTAATGGAAAAAGATTTAGAAGAGAACACAGAGTTTAGAATAAAATGGCCACGTGGACAACTGGGTTCATTGCCCGCCGATTCTGAGCAGTACATGATGATCGAGGATCTTTATAAGTCGACAGACAAATTAAACAAACATATTGAAGATATGGCTTTGAATAAAGTTAACATTGAGTTTTTAAGAAAACAAATGGATAAGGTTTTAACTGATATCGAAAAATTAAAAGATGCAAACAGAGAGTTTAAATACAATGGCAACGGGAAGAGTAACTAAAAAAGTTTTGGATTACATAGCTGAAGTTAATAAACAGGCTAAACAAATGAGTTATGTTAAGGAACTAAAAAAAGAAGTAGATATAAATGCAAATGGTTCTAGCAGGTATAAAATTAAAGAGGGTGAGAACAAAGGTAAAGTAGTATGAAAAAAAAGAATCAATTATCAAAATTTGAATGGGTAAAAAAGAATATAGTAATTGTTCCTGTTGTAGCTGCAATACTAGCCGGAACATTTACATCAGTTAGATATGTATTAAGTTTAACTGATACCATAGAAGCCAACAAACAAACTATCATTAACTTACAACGAGACTTAACAGTGGCAGAAGATAAGTTAACAGAAGTTGCTACAAGACTATCTGCAGCTGAAGCAACGTGGGAGATGGCAGAAAATTTATATAGACAATTAGCAGACCAGGTAAGAGAACATGCGTACGATATTAAAGATCTTAATCGTTAGTTTTTTGTTGTGTACAACAGCAGAGGCTCGTAATGAATATTTAAATGATGGCACAAACTCATGTGACCAAGGTAGTTGGGAAGCATATACAGAAGTAAGACAAAACGAATATAAGACAGGATCTAGTGCAGAATCACAGAATCAAGTTATAGGTTTAAGGTGGAGAAAATCTATTGGACCTGTATGTGATGAAGAGTTTGCAAAAGAACAAAGATTAAAACAAAAATTAAAAACACAATTAGAACTTGTTAAAGAATGTAAAAGAGTGCCTAGAATAAAACCTATTCCTGTTGAGTTTGCTGAGTTAATTAATATGTGTATGAAGTTAGGTGTTGTATCTTCTGCTTCTTTTGATGGTAGAGATTTTGATCCAAAGATAAGCTATTGGACAGAATTAAAAGAAAAATACATGAAGGAAAACCCTGATATTATTACACTAGACAATTACAAGGAGAAAAAATGATAGAGACTGTAGTGGCCCTGCTGATGTTTTGGGACGGAGAGATCAAGGAACACCGTATCCAGGAAAACATGGCTGCATGCCTTCGCGCCCGGCGTGTAGCGGAAAGAGACTTTAATCCAAACATATCTTACAAATGTATACGTAGTGAAGCAGAAACAGAAGTTTATATGGGTGAAAAGAGTATTAAGAAACTTCACCTTAAATGAACAAGCCCAACAAAAAAAGAAATCCAGTAGCAAAGCAGCTTAGACATTTTAAGAATAAAGTGGTAAAGAATAAAAGGATTTATGACAGAAAAAATTATAAAATTTCACACGGAAATAGTTAATGGTGTTTGTCCAACATGCGAAGAATATACAATGTTGGTAGGCCTAACTAGAGAATACTTTAGGTGCATAACATGTGGCGCAGATTTAGAACAACATGTAAACGGTTGTATAAGTTACATACCAAGACTAGAAAAAGCAACACTACAATCTGTAGTTGACGGATATTTTGGCAATGGCAAAGAAAGCTAAGTTTGGTCTAGTTACAGCCCCACGTCAACGGCCTAGAAAAAGACCGGGCAGGCATAAGAAAAGCCCCAACAAACACGAAAAAAGAATGGGAAAACATAGAAGATAGTAGTTGACAAATATCCCTAAATATCCTATATATACATTATTACAGAAAGGAAAAATATGTTTAATACATTAAAAACAATCGCAGCTGAGTTAAAAAGAGCTAACGATTTAAAACAAAGAGACATTGAAAACAAGGAGAAATGTAATTGGTATTATCAAATGACTCACCATCCATCCGCTACCGTTACTAGTCCCTCTGATCCTGTGGCTTATAGTACTTATTCTCAACACTCTATGAGTGGTAATCCATTTGTTGATCCCTTTAAATAATGAAAGAAAAAGTAATAACAATAAAACCAAAAGGCATCACACAGAAACAATGGGCTAATTTATTGTTAGAATTAAATCTTGTAAAGAAATCATGGAGACCTTATGGTGTTGACATACAAATAAATGCACCCGGTTTAAAAAATGTTTTAAAGTGGGGCACTAAACGTTACGATACAAAAGAGTAAAGGGGTTTATGGCAAAGACGCTGATAATATTAGTTTTATT